TGAGCAAGGGAACGCTCCAAACATCACCCAAAACAATTACGCTTGACAAGACTTGAAGAGCGTGTTATCTTAAGATGGCGAGGAACGCTCGTCATACTATAGCCCAACACAAGGAGAACACTATGGGAATCAACATGGAACTTATGCGGAAGAAGCTCGCCGCACTTCGTGGAGAAGGAAAGAGCGATCGAACCAGTGTATGGTTCAAGCCAGAAGAGGGAGATACAGACGTTCGTATTGTCCCCGCACCAGATGGAGATCCACTAAAGGAAATCTTCTTCCATTACAACATCGAAGGACACCGTGGCGGTGTGATGTGTCCAAAGCGCAACTTTGGTGAAGCTTGTCCAATTTGTGATTTTGCGTCACAGCTTTGGCGCGACGGCACCGAAAACAACGATGAGGAAACCAAGAAGCTTGCAAAGTCACTCTTTGTTCGTACTCGTTACTTCTCGCCAGTGGTCGTTCGTGGTATGGAAGAGGATGGAGTCAAGGTCTATGGCTACGGCAAGCAGGCTTATGAACTTCTACTGGGCTACATTCTCGACCCAGAATATGGAGATATCACGGATCCCACCGGTGGAACTGATATTACTATCACATACACAAAGCCGACTGCTCCTGGCGCATACCCCAAGACCAACATGAAGATGCGCCGTAACACCAGTCCGCTTCTGGCAGATAAGGATGCAATCCCCGGTCTGCTTCAGAACATGCCGGATATTAATTCACTATTCACTCGTCATTCGACCGAAGAGGTCAATGGTATCCTAGACGCAATGCTATCAGGTGATAAGTCTGCTGAGTCACGGTCTCGCGAAACCACTCAGTATAACACCAACAAGAAGTCAAGCGTGGATAAGGCATTTGACGAGTTGATGGCTGGCTAGTAAAAGCGTACCGCTCCAGCCTCCCCCACCCGTAAAAAGGTGGGGGTTTTTCTTTGCACTTTTGCTTCTTGTGTGTTATAATTACTAATGAGCTTCGGCTCAAATTAAAGAAAAATAAAGAAAAGAAAAACTAAATAAGGAGAACTATATGGCTAAAGCAAAAGCTAAGGCTGGGCGTGTATCTATGTCTGACCTTAGAGCAATGATAAACAAAAAGGCAAAGCGCAATGTGGCGCATGACCTTCGTGAAGACAACCCAACAGAAGTAAAGTTATGGATTCCTACAGGATCTCGTTGGCTTGATTCTATTATCTGCAAGGGCAAGTATGCAGGTATTCCAGTTGGAAAGGTAACAGAACTTGCAGGACTTGAGGCAACGGGAAAGTCTTTCCTTGCAGCACAGATTGCAGCAAACGCACAGAAGATGGGGATTGGAGTTGTATACTTTGACTCAGAGTCTGCGATTGACCCCGCATTCTTGGAGCGTGCTGGCTGTGATTTAGAATCACTTATGTATATCCAGACACCATCTGTAGAGTTTGTGCTAGAGACAATTGAAGACATTCTTGGGGCAACGGACGACAAGATGCTATTTATCTGGGACTCTCTTGCATTTACTCCATCAGTGTCGGATGTCGAAGGTGACTTCAACCCACAATCATCTGTGGCCACAAAGGCTCGTATTCTCGCAAAGGGCATGTCAAAGCTGATTGTGCCTCTGGCTGATAAGCGTGCAACATTCCTTGTCCTCAATCAATTGAAGACCAATATTCCACAGGGTCCAATGGCTCGACAGATTGCGATGACTACTCCCTACATCACTCCCGGTGGCAAGGCGATGCACTACTCTTACTCTCTTCGTATCTGGCTCACAGGTCGTAGAAGTAAGGCAGCATACATCGAAGACGAAAACGGATTCCGTATTGGATCCGAGGTCAAGGTAAAGTTGGAGAAGTCTCGCTTTGGAACTCAGGGCAGGAATTGTACCTTCCGTATCTTATGGGGTACAGATGAGGTAGGCGTTCAAGATGAGGCATCTTGGTTCGAGGCACTTAAAAACTTTATGACCGTCTCAGGCTCTTGGTATACTTTCCAGCATGGCAAGTATATGAAGCGGTTCCAGCCCAGTAAGTGGGTTGACCTTCTTGAGAAGGACGAAGAATTTAAGAAGCACGTCATGGACTTTATGGATGAAGTGGTCGTGCAGAAGTTCGACAAGCGCGAAGGTGATGCCTCCGATTTCTATGAGGTAGACAAAGCCTCTTGACAGCGTGCCTCCACCCTGTTATATTATGGGGTGGAGGTAATCTATGAAACGTGTACTTGTTATCGACGCCCTCAATATGTTTTTGAGGGCGTTCATCGTTGATCCTAGTCTGTCACAGCACGGACAGCCAATCGGTGGTATCAAGGGATCTATCAAGATTCTACAAAAGCTTGTAAGAATCACAAAGCCAAATGAAATTGTAATCTGCTGGGATGGACCAAATGGCTCACAAAAGCGCAAAACCCTAAACTCTGGGTACAAAGAGGGACGTAAGCCTCTGCGTCTTAATCGCTCTGTACACAACCTGACAGAGAACGAAGAGATCCAGAACAAAGTATGGCAGCAGATGCAGGTTATTGAATACTTTAACCAAATGCCTATTATCCAGCTTATCCTTGAGAGAGTAGAAGCAGATGATATTATTTCTTATGTTTGCAACTCTCGACACTACGACGGTTGGCAGAAGGTAATTGTTTCAAACGACAAAGACTTTCTACAGCTTTGCGACGACGAGACGGTTGTATATAGACCAACCACTGACAAAATTGAAACCAAGAAGACTGTGATTGAAAGCCTTGGCATTCATCCAACAAATATGGCTCTTGCTCGTGCTATGGATGGTGATGCTAGCGACAACCTACCGGGTGTCAATCGCGTGGGCATGAAGACCATCGCTACCAAACTTCCATTTATGAAGGAAGAGCGAAGTGTAACAATTGATGAACTGATTAAATACTGTGAGACCAAAGAATCAAAACTTAAAGTTTTTAAAACTATCGCTGAATCAAGGAAGCTGATTGAACACAACTACGATATGATGCAGTTGTATTCTC